CCGTGTTGAGCAAGAGCCTACGGCACCCAAACAACCCGGCTCTCAACTGGAATCTTGAGAACGTGGCCATAAAGGAAACGGCAGACGGGCCGTACCCCTACAAGGGAGCGGGTGAGACACAGAGGATTGACGGTGTGTTGGCGGCTCTGATGGGCATTAGTCGCTATTTGGTCAAGGATGTATTCACGGCATCGGTGTATGAAAATGCTGGCGTCACCCTCTAAATAGGACATGCCAGCGAAAAAGAAAACAACCCGAAAGCCGCAAGAGCGAGCTATCACGAATTGGATGGGTTTACCATTCCGCACCACGGCGGCTAGGATTTCAGTTACGCCAGAGAACGCACTTACTTGTAGTGCCGTGAAACAAGCGGTCTACTGTATCTCTAGCTCGATTGCGTCTTTGCCGTTGATCCTATACCAGCGTCAAGAAAATGACGGACGAGAGCGAGCTACACTCCATCCGCTCTATAGCCTACTCAAATCACAACCGAATACAGACACCACGAAGGAAACATTCTGGCAGAGCTTTCTTGTCAACTTGCTTTTGTACGGTGCGGGGTATGCCGAGATAGTGCGTGATGGAGCGGGCCGGGTGCAAGGGTTGTATCTCATTCCGTCTCGATTAGTACAAGTGCAAGTCAGTCCAAATCAGAGCGTAGCTTACAAAGTCAACGGCACTCCGATCAACAGCGAAGATTTGTTTACCGTGTTGTATATGAGCGTGGATGGACTTACTCCGCTCTCGCCAGTGCATCTAGGAAAGGAAGCTATTGCACTCGCCAAGCGGCTTGAAATCTTTACGGGTGCATGGTTCGGCAACTACGCTAGACCGTCCATCGCTATCAAGCATCCGGGCAAACTCTCAGAGCAAGCTGTAACGAATATCAAGAATAGTTTCAAGACTCTGTACGGCAATGACAACGTGGGCGATGTTGGTGTATTGCAAGAGGGTATGGAGCTACGGGAGTTTGGCAGTGATAACGAAAAAAGCCAGTTACGGGAATTGAAAGACTGGTGTGTAGAGGAAATCGGCAGAGCGTTCGGTATCACACAGACAAAGCTCTTTTCGCTTGGACGTGCAACTTGGTCAAATTTACAAGAATTGAATACGGACTACATCCAGTCAACACTACTCCCCATCACGAAGAAAATCGAGAGTGAGATTTCGAGCAAGCTATTGACGGGTGCCGAGCAAGAGGAATACTTTGCCGAGTTCCTTTTCGATGACTTGCTAAAGCCAAAGACATTGGAACGATACCAAGTCTACCAGATTGCTACAACCACTGGCATCTTGACCATTGACGAAATCCGAGCGATGGAGAATCGAAGTCCACTACCAGAGGAAGAAATACCAGAGGACGAAACTGCCGACGATGTAGACAATCCAGAGGAAGAAACACAAGAGGCACATAGATACCAATGATGGAAACTAGACTTCACCCGACCGAACTACAAATTAGAGAGTTGCCAAACCAAGCGACCCGAATTACGGGCTATGCCGTGTATTGGAACAAACCGGCAGTCATCACGGACAACACCGGGCGGAAATTCCGAGAGACGTTTAGGCCAAACTCATTCACGTTTGATGAAGTATTCGGGTTAGTCAATCACGATATACGAAACATTCTCGCCACAAGATCGGCGGGACTGATGACCGTGGAGCAAGATCAAGACGGTTTGCGTTTCGAGATTAGCCTACCAGATACCACTCTTGGCAGAGACACGCTATCTAACGTGCGAGCAAAGAACTACAAGGGTGCGAGCGTAGGATTCAACGTGATAGAGGATAGCTGGAGTTTCAAGGGTGAGCCTAGCGTAGACATATTGAGAGCCGAGCTAAAGGAAATCTCCCTCACTCCAATACCCGCACACACAAGTACCGTTAGTGTTAGGTGCGTGCCTCTCACTAATATGAGCGACAAAAGACGGCAGCTATACAAAATTATGTTGCCGAGTGAATAGATAGAGAATTGGTTTATCAAAGAGGAACTATGGCGAAATCAGTCGAGTTGAAACAAGAGAGAGCTACCCTTATTGCCGACGCAAAGAGAATGCTTGATCTAGTCGAAAAAGACAACCGTGCATTCACGGATCAAGAGGAAGATACCTACAACTCTATCACACAGAAAGCCGAGAGCTTGCGTGATGAAATCACGAAAGCCGAGCGGCGTGAGTGGGTAGAGAGTGCGGAAGTGGAAAACAAGAGGATTGAACGCAAGATCAAGCCGCTTGTGGTTCGCACTGCCGAGCAATCGGGCAATCTCAATCGTGCCTATCTCGATTGGTTCCGGGCCGGGTTTACCCGTATCTCCGATGAGAGCCGAGAGAATGCTGCATTGTGCGGGGTTGATCTACATTCCAGAGACTTGCATATCTGCCAGCAAACCAGAGACATTACCAAGACAACGGGTGCCGATTGGGTGCCGGAAGAGTTCTATAACCAAGTCAATGACAAGCTCTTGACGATGGGCAGTCTATTCTCGCTCGCCAACAAGATTCCGACCAATACCGGCAACGTAATCACCGTGCCTCTTTCGGACGATAGCAGTAACAAAGCTGTCATCACAAGTGAAGGAAACGACTACAACGAGACTGACCCTACGCCGGACAAGATTGCATTGAACGCTTACAAGTACACTACCAGCGTACAAGTAAGTCGTGAAATGCTAGAGGACAATTCATTCCCGCTAGAGCAATACATCGTATCCGCTCTCGGCACCCGTCTTTCCAGAGGCATCGAAACACACCTTGCTATCGGCGATGGGACGGGCGAACCGCAAGGGGTTTGTGTGGGTGCTGCCGATGCAACCACAAACGAAACTGGCTTGACCTACGAATTGCTGGTAGACATTTACACGTCCGTAGACCCACTCTACTTGAGCGGCGGAAATATCGGATGGATGATGTCCATGTCTACATTCGGTGCCGTTCTCAAATTGACCGATGCAAACTTTCGGCCCTTGGTGTGGACTAGCAATGACAGCTTGAAATCTGGCGTGATGGGTACGCTACTCGGCTATCCAATCTATATTCACCCAGATTTCGACAGCATACCCGGCAGTGGTGCCGCAACGCCGATTGTATTCGGGAACTTCTCCCACTATTGGGTGCGGACTGTAAACAACATTTATTTCCAGAGATTGAGCGAGCTTAACGCAAAGAAAGGCTTGGTTGATTTCTTGGTAGACTACAGACTAGACGGCAAGATTGTATCTGCCGGTAGTCCGCTAGTTGCGTGGAACCTAACCTAACGAGTACAGTAGGGTACAGATTCTACATAACAACTTCCAAAGTGTACCCCACTGTACCTTTCTAATTGCACAAAGACGCCAGCGTAGCTGGCGTTTTTGTTTTGTCTCACACTACATATTGTGTATGGCACTAACGCTAATCAATCCGCCCACGGAGCAAGTTGTATCTCTTGATGAGTTCAAGGAACATATCCGAGTGACCACGGACGATGAAGATACTTTGCACATTTTGTATATTCAGACGGCTACCAGCATATTCGAGAGCTATACCGGCTTGGCTTTGCGTGAACAGCAATGGCGGATAACGCTTGATGACTGGTTTGACAAGCTACAACTGCCGAGAAATCCCGTCATCAGTATTGATCGTTTCGAGTATTTCCACGGCGGGAATTGGCAGACGTTCACGGATTACATTTTCAACGACACGGAGCGGCCCGCTACGCTCACGGCCCTTTCCGCTCCCGCACTCGACAATGAGGCAGACCCACGGATTGCGATTGAGTACACAAGCGGGCAACCCGGTGGTAGTGGAAGCGGTGCCATAGAGGACAGCATCAAGTTTGCGATTATGACGTTGGCGGCTCATTTCAACGAAAACCGTGAAGCGTACACCACGGCGAAGTTAGAGGAATTGCCTTTCACGTTCACGGCCATTGCGAACTTGCACAAGATCGGAGTATTCGAGCTATGAACGCTGGCCAGCTAAGGCACCTTGTCACGATTGAGATACCCACGGTGGTAGGCACTGGTAGCCGTGGGCAAGACGAGTACGCCTACACGGAACTCGGCAACGTATGGGCCGACATTGAACCGTTGCAAGGAAAGAAGCTGGAAATATCACGCCAGCTTGTGGCCACGGCAACGCACCAAGTAACGACACGATACCTACCCGGTGTGGTGCCGGAAGGGCGGGTGACATT